TCAGCATTCTTTTGTTTTCGTTCCAACTTGGTATTGAATGCAATCAGCTCGGCATGTTCTCGCTGCAACTCAGCAAGATTCATTTCTAAGAACCCACCATTTTTAAGCAGCATCTCGACTTCTTTAGGGTCGCCCATTTCAATTTCTTTCATCCCTCAATCACCTTTGTATTTGGGCTAATATGGTTTTTGATGTCGCTACACGTATCCGCGCGTTCGTGGTTAGCAATTGCGGTGCGGAGGTCGGCAAGACCTAAATTTAATGGGATGGTGGAATTGTGAGAGCGAACGAGTATGTAAAACAAAACGGCTGGGCTATGGCTAGAAAAGCTGTAGCTGAATGCACTTATGGCTATGGAATTGATCTTGATGAGCTTGAGCGACTTGTTAAAAGTCATGAGTTGGTGGAGGCTGAGGGTGGTCTGCTTAATGTAAAAAACTCCTTCCAAATGGAAAGGGACTGTGGTGGTGTTGATATGACCCCGTTTGGGAAGAAATTATACCAAGCCATCGAAGATGTGGAGTCATGCCAGCCAATGACCTACGCCCTTCGACCATACCAACAGGAAGCTGTAAACGTGGCTATCAACTGGGTACGCAAGCATTCAGAGCCTGCAATCATGGAGCTTGCGACAGGTTCAGGCAAGAGCCTGATTTGTGCCGAGCTTGCAAAAATACTCGTCAAGATGAGTAAAAAGAAAATTCTTTGCTTGTGTCCGACTGCGGAGCTTGTTGAACAAAATTATGAGAAATACCTTTTAACAGGTAATGAGGCATCCATCTATTCAGCATCCATCGGTAAGTCATTGCGCCACGACGTTGTATTTGCCACTGAGGGGACGTTTAAAAGTAAAGCCTTAGAACAGGGTGAAAACTTTTCATGTGTCATTCTGGATGAAGCGCATCGCATCACCCCCACGATTAAAAAGATTATTTCTGACATGAAGAAAGGTAATCCGAATTTGCGCTGTATTGGCATGTCGGCTTCACCTTATCGGCTCGGAACTGGTTATGTGTACGAGATGGATGAGAATAATCAATTGGTTGATGAAACTGTAAAGCCTTACTTCAAGAAACTGCTTATCACTATTGGCGGCAAATTCCTGACTGAGCAAGGCTACTTAACCCCCATTCGCATCGGTAAGATTGGCGCAGAACAATACGACACTTCGCACTTGGTCATGAAAGGCGGATCATATACAGCAGAATCTATTGATGAAGCGTTTGTCGGTCATGGTAAAAAGACAGCCGATATTGTTGCGGACGTAATCCACAATGCAAATGGAATGGATTCAAAAGGCGTGATGTTTTTCGGTGCAACGATTGACCATGCCAAAGAGATCATGGCAAGCCTACCCGCATATAATTCAGCACTGATTACAGGAGAAACACCAAAGGCAGAACGTAAACAGATCATTACCGACTTTAAAGCGCAAAAGATTAAGTACCTTGTGAATGTTTCAGTTTTGACTACTGGATTTGATGCCAGTCACGTTTCAATCATTGCCGTGCTTCGTAAAACGGAATCTGCTTCCTTGCTACAGCAAATCATAGGCCGTGCATTGCGCCTGCATGATGGTAAAGAATACAGTTTGTTGCTCGATTATGCCGACAATGTAAACACCCACTTTCCCGATGGTGACGTATTCAACCCACAAATTAAGGCGAACAAAAACAAGGAGTCGGTTAAATCCGAAATCCAATGCCCTGACTGTCATAGCGTAAACAGCGTAACCATGCGCCCAAACCCTGACGGATATAATATTGACCCTTTCGGCTACTTCCTAGACCTTGCAGGCGAACGTGTGGAATATGAAGGGCAACATTTCCCTGCGCATTTTAGCCGACGTTGCAGCCATATCGAAGTACGTGGTCACAATGTTTTTGAGCGTTGCAGCTATTTCTGGTCATATAAAGAATGTCCGGAATGCGGCCATAAGAATGATTTAACGGCACGTAAATGTGTGTGTGGTGAATTGCTTATTGACCCAAACAAAAAACTAATCGCAGAATTCAAAGCCTTCAAAAAAGATTTAAGCCAGGTTCAGACCGATGCTATTAACTTTATTCGCAAGAAAACCATACGCACCGAGTCAGGCAATTACGGTATACAAATCAGTTTCGGCACACCTGAAAGAATCGTCCAAGTGATTATGTCGAATAAGGTTATGCCTAAGTTTTATGATTTATTCCTAAATACTGACTTTGAACCGAAAACCATTACATACAAAAAGTCATCAAGTGGCTACATGCACATTTATGACTTTAACCGTGAAACTGATATAGCTAAATTTGAGAAGGAGATAGCAGCGTGATCCGATGCCACCGATGCGGCAAACTAAAAGAGCCGATCCAATTTAGAAAATTAAAACCTGTATGGTGTACCTGGTGCATCAATTGCGAAAACACCCCTATTGGAGATATGCCGAAATGATCAACTTAATGAATGGCGATTGCCTAAACCTAATGAAAACCATTCCTGATAGTTCGGTAGATATGGTTTTGACTGACCCGCCTTATGGAACTACAGCCTGCAAATGGGATAGCGTGATTCCATTCGAGCCGATGTGGGCAGAGCTAAAGCGAATCATAAAGCCGAATGGTGCGATTGTTCTATTTGGAGCAGAACCTTTCTCCAGTTTGTTACGTTGCAGCAACATAAAAGATTTTAAGTATGATTGGGTTTGGGAAAAATCTAAAGCTACAGGTTTTCTAAATAGCAAGAGACAGCCTTTAAGAGCACATGAGATTATTTCTGTGTTCTACTCTAAGCCTCCAACATATACTCCACAAATGACAGAAGGTGTTGCTTATAACAAGGGAGTGCGTAAGGAACAGACACAGAACGATGTGTATGGTAGCTTTGATCAAGTTGAAGTAAAGAGCGATGGTCTTAGATTCCCTCGAAGTGTGCAGTATTTTAAAACAGCAGAGAGCGAAGGTGGTTTTCATAAAACTCAAAAACCAGTCGCCCTGCTTGAATACTTAATCAAGACATACACACAAGAGGGCGAGACGGTTTTAGATTTTACTTGCGGATCAGGTTCGACACTTGTTGCAGCAAAAAACACAAACCGACATGCAATAGGTATAGAGCTAGACGAAACATATTTTAAGATAGCGCAGGATAGAATAAAATGATCAAAACCTACGGACAACAACAAACAGGCAGCCAGCCAAGCGAAGCTGCCGAGATGACGACATTTTTCAACCAACTGAAAAAGCGTTATCCTGAAATACACGCGCTAGCTTTGCATGTACGCAATGAGGGAAAGCGCGACCATAAAGACACCAACATCATGAAGATGCAAGGCGGTTTTGTGAAAGGTGCGCCCGATATTGTCATCGCAGGAAGCCCAACATTTTTATGCGAAATGAAATCAAAGGCTAAAAGTTCAAGAACTTCAAAAGAACAGGATGCTTTTTTAGAACGTGCAGACCGTGCAGGGTGTTTCTGTTGTGTGGTTTATGGTTGGGAAGCTGCGATTGAAGCTGTAGAAGAATGGATAAAAGAAAACCCCTTATAGGGGTTTGTATAGGGGTTTGTAATTGTCTTTGATATATCTTAGTGATGTAATAGGTACTTTCCACCACCTACCGCCATTCGCGTTTTGATAGAAGTAATTTTTTGGTGTTTTTCGTATGTATCTGATTGTGTATTTTTCACTTTCATAATATCCAGTTGCCCCTTTCGGTGCTTTACTTCTAATCTCATCTAATGATATATTCATCTTACTCAATCTCCGCCCTGCCCTAACATCCAGCAGGGTATTTTTTTATCTGAATGCAACCAAAGTTACAAGGTAGCCTTTGTCTGTTTTGGTATAAGAAAACTTTTTCTTATTGCGTTTGCCATGCCAATATAAAGCGCGTGAAACTTGCGGCACATCATAAGCACCCACGACCATTGTATTTTGTCCAATTTCTGTCAATTCCAATACTTGAGGAATAAAGCCTAAAGGGTGTCCGTTCATTCTAAAAAAATCTCTGCGTTCAATATAATTCTATTATAAAGCATAAATTCTATGTTGCAATACTATTATAAGTATAATAGAATACTATTATTGAAAAGGAGTACAGAACATGAATGCAGTAAGTTTTGATTTTTTAAATGAAGTTAGTGATGTTGAGATTAAAAACGGTGTTGTTTATTTTAAACTGCACCAGACTTTAAATAGCTCATCACCTGCGTATATCACAGCTTGCATTAGACCAAAATCTACACAGATTAGTGTTGAATTTAATCACACCAACGACCCGAGAAATAGCTTTAAATCTAATCACGCCAACGACCCGCAAAATAGCTTTGATCAAGATGTTGATTGTTATGCTGTGGATTGTGAATCAATCGCCTTAGTTGATGATTTTGATAATGTTCATGCGATTCAAGACATGCCATTTATTTTAACTGGATCGCAAAAATCAAAAATTAATGCGTACTTAGAAGATATCGCTATAGAAGAGATGGTGGCATAAGCCACCTTGGAGATTGAGAATGAGTATTGCAACTTTAATTCTAGGGCAATCAGGTACAGGCAAGTCAACAAGCCTTCGCAACCTAAACCCAAACGATGTGCTTTTGATTCAATCAATCAGAAAGCCATTGCCATTCCGTAGCAAAGAATGGAAACCATTAACAAGTGAAGGCGGATCAATTTACGTTTCTGATAACTCAGAACAGATCATCAAGGTTATGAAAAAGTGTACACGCCCAATCATTATTTTGGACGACATGCAATACATCATGGCAAATGAATATATGCGTAGATCGCAAGAAACAGGATTTAGTAAGTTTACTGAAATTGGTAAAAAGACTTGGGATATATTCAACACAGCATCACAGCTTGAAGGCAACAAGCGCGTGTATATCTTGAGTCATACCGATGAGAACGATCAAGGCAAGACAAAGATTAAAACCATCGGTAAGATGCTTGATGAAAAAATCACACTCGAAGGCATGGTAACTGTTTGTATGCAGACAGCCGTCATAAATGATCAGTATGTATTTATGACAAGAAATAACGGCAACAACACTGTAAAAACCCCAATTGATATGTTTAGCGATGAGCATATCCCAAATGATCTAAATGCAGTAGATCAAGCAATCTGTAACTTTTATGAAATCAACTAAGGAAGTAAAACCATGTCTTATTCTCTAAACAAAGATGGCGCTAAACAAGCAAACGAAAAAATGAGCGGTTATATCGACAAAAACGGTAACTACTTACTAAAGATTGAATTGGCTGAATGGATTTCTGGTCAAGCGCCAAAGCAGTCACGCGGAATCCGCATCCACATGATTGATGCAAATAAATCCAAAGCATCTATCGACTTATGGTTCCAGAAGGGTGACGGAACACGCAACAATATGTCTGCAAATATGCTTGACGGTTTAATGACTTGTCTTGGCCTTCAAAATCTAAGTGAGTCTGCCTTAAATATTGCAGGCAAATATATGAATACTTGCCCCGAACTTATGGATCGCATTATCGGCGCTTTGATTCAAACTGAAAAACACGCATACATGAAAGACGGCGAAGTTAAAGAAATCGACAAGCCAATGTTTTATGCTGTTTACCAGTACAAAACCAATCTAACCCCGATTGAAATCCTTGAAGGTAAAACCAGCCCGGTTGAACTTGGTAAATTAACAACCATGCTTGAGAACGCAAAACCACGATTCACGAAAGAATATAAAGAGTTGATGAATGGGTCGCACCAGTCGGGTGGCGGCTATGGTGATGTTCCAGAAGTTCTTGACTTGGATTCAGACCTTCCTTTTTAAATAAACAAATCAAAACAAGCTGTCACTTAATTAAAAGTGACAGCACATTGGAGAAAATAAAATGGCAACACTTTACGATTTAGGCAAAGATTTAAATTTAATTGTTGAGCAAATTCAAGACCTACTCAATGATGGGATCGACCCAAATGACGATCGCGTCCAAGAACTACTTGAAAAAATGGTAGCTCAAGAAGATGAATGGGAATCAAAAGCTGTCAATGTGGGTAGGTTCTTAAATCAACTAGCCTTAGATGAAAAGCAGGTTGATGCAGAAATCGAGCGACTGACCAAGAAAAAGAAATCAATTTCTAGTACACACTCTGGATTGAATGGATTGCTTTTATTTCAAATGAAAAGTTTTGGAAAAACTGAAATTAAGAATCCACTGCTTAACATTAAGATTCAGCAAAACCCAATATCGGTTGTGGTTGGAGATGAAGCAAAAATTCCATCTATCTATAAAACCGAAAAAACCACAGTCACAGTGAATAAGGATGCTTTGAAATTGGCCCATAAAGAAGGTGCTGAAATTGAAGGAGTGGATTTTATCCGAACTGAAAAGCTTTCAATCAAATAAAAATAAGCCCCTTTCGGGGCTTTTCTTATTTCAAAATACCTTTAACAGCGTTATAGATTGCCTTTGCGCTGTCGATAAACTCGTCAATGTAGCCTTTCCATAAATCCCAATCTTTGCCTGCCTTTAAAATGGCAGAACGAGCATAAGCCATTACGCGAGTTTTCTTGTCTGCGCCACTTTGTTTAATCTGATCCATCTCATCCATGTACTCGGCAATCATTCGATAGATTTCCTGACCGACCTGAATGATACTAATAACCCCTGATAATGTTGTTGCGATACTTGTCATTTCACATGCTCCGTTATAATTTCCGCTACGGCTTTACCAACAAGCCATTTTTTTTGCTTCCAGGTACTTAATTCTTCATCATTTGAAATAAAGAACAATTCAAGAATAATACCACCATTTGACACATACGCTAAACGCGAATGCTGCCCTGAGTTTTCAGCCTTCCAGCCTTTGTCACCGCGCAATGGGTTACCCATCACGGACGAAACCGCAGTACATAGCTTTTGGCTGATCAGCTTATCTTTAGGCTGTGAAAGAGCTTCTACCCCTTTCGCTGATTTTGATGCAGCAGCGTTGCAATGAAACTCAACCGCAATGCTTGAGCCTTTGATGAGTTTAACCGCTTCGGATAATGGTAAATTTCCCTTGCCTTCTCCATCAGTTCGGATAGCGACCCCTTTGGCTCGCAGATAATACGCAACAATATTCCGCATATCTTGGGCGATGTCACTTTCAACGTATTCAGTAAATGTAAATTCCAACACTATCAGGAGATGGGCAGAACTCCGATAAACACCCAAGCCCTCCGGGGCTTTTTTATTATTCAATCAAAAGTGATATTATAAGAAAAAC